CATCCAAGTTCCATCTTTTCCAAACCACAGTTTCCCTGCGTCAATATCGAGAGCCATCATTAACTTGTCACCAGGAGCTGAGCTAACTCCATAACTTGGCGCACTGCCGTTGTGATAAGTCCGGCCATCAGCAAGGTAAGCCCAAGAATTAGCTGTGCTACCTAAGTCTTGGTTGATATTATTTTCATTGATGATCCCCATACGAAGACCACCACCAGCGCCACCACCGGAAACAAAATCAATTTCAACGTACCATTTGCCTGATTGAGGAAAAATTGTTTGAAATACGCTTTTGCCGCTTGCAGGCAAACTTGCTTGTAGATTTCCCTGTGAAAAAGTACCGTAAGTGCTACTCGATCCCCCAAGCGGATTCCACGTTGCATAGTTACCGCCATTGTTGCCAGAACTTGCCGTGTAATCCGTCGGCGTGTCGATCAGGCTGTCAATTTCTTCTGGGCCAACGTGTTGATAGCTGGTACCGCCCCAAACAAGGTTGTTAATGCCGTTGGAATAAGCGCTGACGCTTGAATTGTATGACCCTGGAATCTCAAAATATGTAGCGCCTGCAGGGATATTGACAGTATTAGACCGCGTGTTACCACTAGACGTATAGCTTGAAGTTACAGTTCCAGCGTCTGTATAAATGTTGCTAGAAACTGTAGTCCATCCACCGCCGCCTTGTTCATAACTGTCAAACGTAATAGTGGTAGGAGCGGTCAAGCCTAGTGTTGAGAAATTAAATCGGGCAAGTGCTGCGTTGCCAGGATTGCTGCTAACGTTGTTTGTATCGATTGCAAACAAGTTGTAATAAGTGGCTGGCTTAAAAAATGTTACGTTTCCATGGCCAACGTGACTAGAGTTGCCTACTGCGTCAAATGAGGTAGTTGAAATGTTATTAACCGTCCACGTATTGTTATTCCCACTGCTATCTGTTCCAAGCGCAGCGTTGCTGCTGTTGTCGGAGAAGTCGAGGTGGAAGCCGTTGCTGGCGACTGATACGCCCGTGTCAACTAAAAGTTCGCCGTCAACACTTATACCATTAAAATTAGTATAACTAGATCCACCGTTTTCTACTACTTTAACGTACTTAACGCCAGAAGTATTGCTAAACGAATGTTGGTAAACAGTACCATTGTTTGTAACACTGCTGTTCGTATTTGTATACAATACAGTGCTATTATCGGCTGCCAAAAGATCACATACAATGGAAGAAGCCCCACCAGAGGTAACGCTCTGGTAAACGACAATGTCACCGCTTAATGCTGTAGGTGCTTCCCACTTGACGTAAGAGCCAACTGCTGCGCGTTGAGATCCTTGTGCAAGGTTTCCGTTAAACGCTCGCGTTGGATTTGTAATAGTGGTTTCAACAAAATTATCACTCCAAACCTCACTCTGGTCAAGTAATTGATCATACGTTCCAGCGTATTTAATCGGCTGCCAGACTCCGTTGTCATCTTCCTCACCGAAGTCAGTCGCAGCAAGTGCTTGACCGTCGATGAAATGAACGTCGGCTAGGTAGCCGTCAAAGTAATCACTAGCAGTATATGAACGGCGACCAAACGTATGAGCTGCCGTTGTGTTTACAAAAGTGTTTTGACCTGATGGCATCAACGTGCCACTTACAGACTGAAGAACACCGTTTACATAGATCTTAAAGCGATCGGCTTGGGTGCTGTTTCCGGTATCTGCTATTAAAACGATGTGATACCACCCAGCAGGATCACGGAAGACAGCATCAGTTGTAATTGAAAAAACTGTACTATTAGATGCAATTATAAATGCAAAAATCTTGTCAGAGCCGTTAAAGCCAAAACCAAAACGACCTGGGGTATTGCCAGCACCCGCACCAAAAATGTGGTTATCGTTTCCGGTCTTTTTTACCCACGTTGAAAGCGTCCAGGTCGTATTTGAACCTGCAGATGACGGAGTGCGATCAAGGTACGCCGAATCACCTGGCTCAAACCGCAAGCTGCGTTCAATCTCGTAAGCATCAGCGCCGCCAGAACCGGCGGCACCTGCTAAAGCGTTATTAAATACTGGCATATATCAAGCTACGTAGTTGGCAGTAAAGTTGCAGGTCAGACACTCATAACCTGAGCTGTCGTTCTGAACGATGTAATCAATACGATCAATAGAACCACTGGTGCCAGTCAAGGTAATGCCAGCTGCACCACCAACAAACTTCATCGTGGTTGGGAATGAACCGCTAGCAGCAGCTGCAGTGGGTTTGATAAAGATCGACCCAGTCTGACCTTTAGCACCGCTGATGTTGCTCAGAGTGACCGTGTAGGTGCCATTGGGTTGAATCAGGAAGTTGTTAGATGCGTCAAGATCGATAGCAAAAGAAGTACCAGCAGCAAGCTCAGTAATTTCTCCACGCTGACCAGCAGTAAAGGTTTGCTCAGCACTGGTAGTTGCTTTTGTGGCAAGCTGTGCAGCGGTAGGAATGCTGCTAATAGTGATGTCAGTATCTGTACCTGCGTTGTCGAAGGTAAGAGTATCTGCTTTAATTTTTCCGTAAGCCATAATTAAGTAAGAACGACGAGTTTAGAGTTTGCACTAACAGTCAGCGTGACGCCTGAAGCGACTGCCATTGGACCGACACAAGCGGCATTTACATTTGCACTGATGGTTTTATCAGCAGCAAGGGTTTGAGCAGTTTCGATGAAAGCTGCATCAATGTTGCCGATTGAATTATCGACATATGTTTTGTTAGCTGCGTCACCACCGCTAGTAGGTGCAGCAAGGTTAACGATCTTGTTATTAAGAGCGTCTAGCTGACCACCAAGTTGTGGTGTGGTGTCGTCGCTAAGGTCTTGCATCCCAGCGCCTTGCAGCGATGTAATGCCAACAAAAGTAAGGTTGCCGCTACCGTCAGTCTTCAAGACTTGATCAGTAGCACCGTCAGAAGACGGATAAGTCAGACCATTAAGTTTGACAGTACCAGTAATGTCTTTACCGTTGACATCAAGGTTAGCTCCCAGTTGAGGGCTAAGATCATTGACAAGTTCAGGACGATAAGCATCAAGACTGATGTTTACCTGACCAGTACGTTGGTCAACTACAAACGTATCACCAACTTTAAACTTACCGTTGTGGTCAGTACTTGATTGGAATACCTTGCCGTTGTTCAGGTTCTTAACTTGATTGGCTTCAACAGGTACACCACCGTTAGCAGGGTCTGCACGATAGTCAGTACCAGAGCCTACATACTCAAAGGTATGGCCACCAGTAGAGATATAGGAACGATAGAAGAAGCTAACAGCATCACCGCTAGTAATAGCTGCAGCCAAACCAAGGTTTGATGCAAGTGCTGTTGGGTCAGGGTTCTCGATGTAGACATCCCACCCAGAACCATTTGCCGTAGCAGATTTGACTGGATAAGTGTTAGAACCAATCGTCACAAGCATGTTGTCTTGTGGACGAGTAGCAGAACCATGCCAGGCAGATCCAGCAGTCTGTGCACCGATAGTAAAGAACAGGTCTCCAGTAGATGCATCCGCAGCTGCAGAGGCAGTGAAGATTGCAGTAGAAGATTTACCGTCAGCAATCAGACCATACCGACCGTAGTCAGTCGTACAGTTGCTGAGGTTTAGCTGACCGCCATTGAGTGCCTTTGCGTGGTAGTGACAGAACGTGCCAAAGAACGACACAAGCTGTGCATAACCGTTGTTGCAGCAAAGGATGCCAGGACCGTCAAGCGTAACTTGAGTGAATGAATCCACCACCATCGAACGGAGTGGTGAGTTAGTAGCAACGGCAGAACCGTCAACCAAAAGACCACCACCAGTAGGACCGGAAGTAAGGTCACCACCAAAGCCGCCTTGCTGAACATTGTTAGGGTCAAAGAAACCACCAAGGCTGTTGTTAGCGTTGTACTCAGCTTGTGTGTGGTTGTAGATCCCAGAGTCAGCAAAGTTCGTACAGTTTTGGATGTACGGAGACTTATAGATAACTGAGTTAGGATAGAACGCACATACGAAAGCCTGGTTAGTAGGAAGTCCGTAAGTGCTATCAGAGTCAATAGCGTGACCACCACGTGTACCGCTAGCTTTAAGACCACCAAATGAGAAGTTAGCAATCTGTGTACCGCTGTTGACGCGGAACATGGTGTTTTCTTCAGTTGCAGGAGTCGGGTGAATAAAGCAACTACGAAGAGATTGACCAACGATTGACAGGTTGTTGACAGTGATGTCGATTGGAAGAGTTTCCCGATAAACACCAGGAGCGACAAGAACAATGTCACCATGGCTGGCCGAAGCAACAGCAGCCTTAATGGTCTTCATCGAGTCGATGATTCGGTGACCATCGTTAGCGTCATCACCGTTAGCCTGGTCAACCCAGATAACAGTCGGTTGGGTGACAAACGTACCGCCAGACGAAATGCCTAGCCAGTTAGAACCACTCCAAACAGACAGGGTCT